TCTATTCCATAGTTTTTACGATACACTTCGCGACAATGTTTATCAATATCACATGCTAGGACACATTCTCCGCCAATAGATGACATTGCCTGATGAAATCCACCGATTCCACAAAATAAATCAATAAATGTAAATTTTTTATTTGGACTTTGTTGACTGTGTTGATGACTTTGTTGTTGACTTTGTTGTTCACTTGTACCCAATAATTTAATAATATCCTCTTTTTTCTTTCCACTATATCCTTTTATATTTTGTTCTTTACACATTATAATTAATTCAGCACGTGTTTTCTTTGAATTCATTTTATATTTTTTTTAAAAAATGTATGTATCAATTTTTTTACATTAAAATTGAAATTATTTTTTTTTATATTTTTATTAAAATGAGCATTTATCAGACTGTAAACGCATTATTAACTCGATTGAGTTCTTCTCCTGAACTACTTCGAAATATTTCCAAGTTTGATGAAATCAAAAAAAAACTTCGTTCTCAAGGAGATTCTACCTCTCAAGGTACTGGTAATCAAGTGACGGATCAAGAAACTTGTTTCGCTGCATTATTGGAAGAACATGGCTTTAGATATTCCAACAATATTTCACCAACCGAAGACGGTAATTATTATATCTATCAACTTAATGGGACACAGCGCTCTATTGATTTTCAGGTCTTTCGTTTAGTTGATAATTCAAAACATAGCGTTGTTAATTTTGACCTTAAACATACAAAAAATGATATTTTCTTCCTAAATGACGGCTGGTTTCATCAAAATGTAATATATATTATATCTTGGATGCGCAAAACTTCTGAGCCTCGAAAGAAAAAAGTTACAGAACCTGCCACATTTATTGCTTTAGGACAATATATTCCAACACAGGAAGAAACCGATCTCCATAATGAACTTTGTGAAATTAAAAAGAAATACAACACGGACTATAAAGGTGTTGGTAGTTTTCATTGTTATCTTCGTTTTGCTAATACTTACAAGTGTACTCGTTTTACTCCGTCCTTTTCTTTGGAATGTTTGGATAATATTAGTACTTTTCTAAAACCACGAAAAAAACCACAAGTTGCTGATTTACAAGTTGCGGATTCATGAAAAAATTTGAATTTATTTATTTATTTATTTTTTTTATAAATGCCGTCTTTAAAGAAACGTCCTGTTGTTGCGACTGCTCAAGCGACTCCAAAAGCAATTAGTCTATTTAGCGGTGCTGGTGGAGATTCTCTCGGTTTAAAACGTGCTGGATATGATGTTATCGCTTTCTCCGAATTTAAAAAACCTGCCATTGCTACACACTTGAAAGAATTTCCTGATTCTACTCTTATTTGCTCTGAATCCAACGATATTTGTACCATACCCGATGAAATGTTTGAATCCTATCAAGCCGATTTAATCTTTGCTGGATTTCCATGTCAAGGGTTTTCAAACGCAGGCAAGAAAAATGCGAACGATCCTCGCAATGAATTGGTTAATCAATTTGTACGTGTCACTAAAATCATTAAACCTACTTACATTATCGGTGAAAATGTATCTGGCTTGTTGTCTCGCAAAGGTAAAGATCTATCGGGTAATCAACGACCCGTCATTGAGATTATTCGCGATTTATTTAGTACTATTGGTTATAATATAACATATAAAGTATTAAAAGCCACTGATGTAGGGGTTCCTCAGGAACGAAAAAGACTTATCATTGTTGGTTGTAAATCTGAACGGGGTTATCCACACATGGCTTGGAATTTTACTTCACCTCCTTGTTCTATTCGACACATTTTAGAGTCACATTTAGAGGGAGCCGTTGAGTTTTCGAGTCATGACGTTTCTCCTCATTACTGGATTAAAACAGATTTAACGAGCGTGACTGGAAAACCCCATCCCAATCTTATTCGATTAGTAAACGGCATTCGCAACAAATCAACTAAAGAAAAAGAGGGGGAAGGTAAAGAAGATAAAGAACAAGAAATAGTCGTAGAAGGTGGGTTAATTTCATTCGGAGTTAGAAAAAGTTCCCATCACGGACAAGTATTAGATCCAGACATGCCATGTAAAACTATTATCTGTACATATGGTACATGTCCTCGTCTATTTGTCGGTCTTACTAATCCACTTATAAATAAATACTGGATTCGATGTCTTTCTGTAAAGGAATTAGGGCAGATTCAAGGGTTTCCAATTGATTACCAATGGCAGGGAAATGAAAAAGAAATAATCACACAAATCGGAAATGCCGTTCCACCTCCTCTATGCGAAGCGGTTGTTAGAAATTTATCTAGTATTGTATTTAAAAATGAACCACAATTAGAATAACATACGTAAATTATATGTCATCTCAATATCAATATTAGGATTGTATCCATATTTTTCACAACATCGTAGTGTTGCGAATTTATCTAATTTATAATTGTCTGGCAATTTATTCCAAATAATTTTATTTTCTGGTTGTATTAGTTTTAAACTACTATCGTGACCACTAGGAGCCGCTATCGAAAATATTTCAATATCCCAATCTATAGATTTATCCAAATTATCTTTTATAATATATTGTTTTGTTGGAAAAAATAATTTATCTTGGATAGTATGCGAATAAGCCAGTGGTTTATATTGTTTATTTCCTTTTTTCAATTTACATAATATAACTCCAAAATGTTTGGGATATTTTTTTAAATAATCTATTACATCCTGACTTAAAATAAATCCATTTTGATTATTGAGTTCATTCATGGAATTTACAACTTTGACTTTATAGGAACTATAAAATATTGTAAAATCCATACATTTCGTTTTTTTACCAAATGATTTCGTACACTGTTTAAAAATATCGGCAGGAACACTTTCAAATCGTACCGAACGAGGATTGGGGACAGGTAAACACATTACATTTGATTCGGGTGTTGATACGCAATTACTATATACTGTTAATTGTCTTTTCCACTTTTAGATGGCATTGCGAATATTTTAGTAGAATGTACATCGCGTATTCTATCACTCACTATACACATTTTTATTTAGTTTGTTTTTATTTCTTTACGTTCTTTTTTTGGTTTTCCGCCTCTTTTTTGGTTTTCCGCCTCTTTTTGGTTTTCCGCCTCTTTTTGGAGTTTTCAGATAATTCGCTTTTTGTGGGGTTTTAAGACTATGGTAATACGCACTTTCAGGATTTAGTTTTTGATATCTTAATTGTAATAATTCATTTTCTCTTTTTTTTATTTCATTATTTATTGTTGTATTAAATTTTTTTTGTGTATTTGTTCGATTAGAACGGGCATTTCTTTTAGAAATCGCATTTATTTTTAATCTACCTAAATCAAATATTATTTTTTTTACCTTTTCAATTTCTGTATTTATCATAGGATTTGTCATTGGATAAAAAGACATCTTCTAATTTAAAATTTGATTTTTTATTTTTTTTATTTTTATATCAAAAATGTTTCCTACTCTTCATTCTACATCCTCTACTGGTAAATCCATGATGTGGTCTATTCAGGTTACAGAACGAGATGGTTGTGGTGTTATTGAAACCACTCGCGGTTTTACAGATGGGAAAAAACAAATCAACGAAAAAGTTATTTTGGAAGGGAAAAATATTGGTAAAAAAAATGAGACAACTCCTTTTCAACAGGCTACTAATGAAGCCCGCTCTGCCTGGACAAAAATGACAGAAAATGGATATTCTAACGATGTAGAAACAATAGAAACAGTAGAAACAGTAGAAAAAGGAAAAGGAACAAAAGGTATCGATAAAGATGTACCCAGTCCCATGTTAGCACATGATTATTGTAAACGCGGAAAATCCATTCAATTCCCCTGTTATGTTCAGCGTAAGTTTGATGGAACTCGATGCGTTTCGATTCCTGGAAAAGGATTATTCTCCCGTAATCGTAAAAAATATCCTCACTTGGATCATATCATTTCTGAAATTAATTCATTACCTTTTGTTTTAGATGGGGAATTGTATTCCGATACCCTCACTTTTCAGGAAATTGTCGGGATTGTTAAACGTGAGACTCTGAAAAAAGGTGATGCTGAAAAACAACTTCAAATCAAGTTCCACGTTTATGATATAATTGATTCTATTCCTTATGAACAGCGTTATGCTACTCTTAAGAATCTCTTCAAACAATCATTCAAACATATTGTATTTGTAAAAACCGATTTATGCGAGTCCGAAGAGAAAATGAAGGAGTTTCACGCTCAATACGTAGCAGAAGGTTATGAAGGCATTATGTTACGTAATAGATTGGGTTTATATAAAAATGACCGCTCTATTGATCTTCAAAAATACAAGGAGTTTCAAGATGCGGAATATGAAATTGTTCAATTTAAAGAAGGGGAAGGCACAGAAAAGGGCTGTGTTATATGGGTATGTAAAACGGAAGAAGGGAAAATATTTAACTGTCGGCCTCGCGGAACCCATGAAGATCGTATTGAATTGTTTAAAAATGGCTCACAACACATTGGTAAGAAGTTGACCATTCGATTTCAAGAACTGACCGACGATAAAATACCCCGTTTTCCTATAGGAATAACATTTAGAGATTACGAATAAAAAAAATTTGATTTTAGATTTTAGTTTTATTATTTTTTAAATGCCACGAAAAAATTATAACGGCTTTAAAGTTCCTTCCAAGTCTGGACCTAGGTGTACGAAATGTATCCCTTATATGTATGATATGATAAAAGAGGCAAATCCCTTATTACTTGAGAATGAAGATGTTAAAATGGCATTTAATTCCTTTGTAGAATGTTTACAGAAATATGAAACTCTTCGTTATTGTAATAATAGATTTAAATATAATAACGGAATAAAAATTCGTGAAAATACGGATGCGAATTGTGTATTGAATTTACACGCAATAAATTGTAGGTTTAATTATGATAATGAAGCATACAGGCTCGAAATAAAAACAAAACATTTCGAAGAGTGTAAAGATGTTATTAATCACTACGAACCATTATACCATCTTATCAAGCGTGATGTAGTTCCGCACATGGAAATTAAAAGATGGGAAATTACAAGCAAAAAAGATATAGAGCATTTACATGATTTAATTGAACAAGAAGAAGCAACTATTAAAATATACGAAAGGAATATTGAAACGACACGTAAATCAATGGCGAAACATGCCGAAAGTGCATTAGCATTGTATTCTCCTCCTGAAACAACAAAGTTTGATTAATTGTATGCTTCGTTTTTTATCTCCTATATTAGTAAAATGAAAAATAACTGGTATCATATTAAAACGTTCTATGGATATAAAGTGTCTATCGCGGATGAATATTGTTACAATGATTTCATAAATATTTTATATGGACTGAATGCTGTTCTTGAATTTAAATTTATATATATTCTTAGAGCATTTAATACAGAAAAACATCACAATAGAGACACTATACTTGATATTGGTACAAATATTATATTTGGATGTAATATTCACGATCTTGATTTCACAGAAATGAGCAAAAAACTCATTAATTATGTTATTGATAATCCCATTCTAGAAGGGATTGTGTTATCTGATAAACCGCGATTTTTTTCTGGTATAGAATGGATTGATAATATCGAAGAGGAAGGAGAAGAAGAAGAAGAAGGGGAAGAAGAAGGGGAAGAAGAA